GGTAGGATTCCACCGATCGTTTACTGGCTGTTGAACAGCGCTTTGCTGGTGCTGCTGGCGGTCATCATCGTCAAGCCGTCCGCCGCCGCCGAGCGCGACTACCAGAAGGCCTGGTGCGATGCCCACAACGGCGCGATGGAAGTAGTGCTGCGTGATGGCACGCGCGCCGACTGCGTTACCGACACCCACGCCATCGAGTTCGACTTCGCCCCCAAGTGGGCCGAGGCCGTGGGCCAGGCGCTGCACTACGCGGCACTCACCGGCAAGCAACCGGGTGTCGTGCTCATCATGGCGCCGGGTGATGAAAAACACCGTTCCCGCTTTCTCGTCACCACCACCTCGTTTTGTCTCCGCATCGACCTCTGGGAGGTTTCCAAATGACGACCCTGCATCTGTTCCTGCTGTTGCTCATCCCGCTCATGTCCTGGCTCGATCGGCAGCGCGGCACGCCGAAGGATCACGAGGTGATCCCGAAGCTCCCGGCGCTCCTCGGCATCGGCTACCTGTGCGCGGTGTTCACCGGCCATGTATTCGACTGGCAAGCGGCGGCCATCACCGTCGTGGTCGCCTTCGTGCACAACTTCAGCTTCGGCGAGCCGCTGGGCCACGCGCTCACCGGCCGCGGCGGTGTCATGGCCGCCGATGGCACGGTGTATGAGTCGTGGCAGATCGGCTCGCTCTTGAAGGAAAACCCCTGGGTCGCACTCGCGTTACGCGGCGCCATGCTGGGGCTCGCCGGTGTGGCCGCGCTCGACTGGCCGGCCGGCGTGATGATCGCCGTGGCCTGGGCCATCGCCTTCCCGGCCGCGCCGGCCATCGTGCGCCTCTTGCTCAAGATGCCGACCCGCACGCGAGAGCAATCCGGCCGCGCCTGGGCAATGAATGAGTGGATTCGCGGCGCACTCGCCGGCGCGCTGCTATTCGGTATGGCGCTCGTATGAAAAAGTGGCTGCACGATCTGTTTCTGGATGCCAACGGCGACAGCGACGAAACCGTGCTCTATGCCCTGTCTGGCATCGTCACCTTTAACGGGCTGGCCATTTACCACGTGGTGGTGAAGAGCCTGCCCTTCGACATGCAGGCTTATGGCATCGGCTTCGGCGCGATCCTGGCCGGCATCTTCGCCGGCTACGGCGTCAAGGCCAAGCTGGAGCGGCGGCCAGAATGAAAACCTTCCTGCTCTCGTTTTTCATCGGCGCCCTGGTGGGCGCCGCCGGTGTCGCCCTGTATCTCCGCCCCGCGAAGGTGGCCGAAACCGCCGAGCCGTCCGCGCGCCAGGCGGATGGCTCGCTCATCGCCGAGCGCAAGCCGGATGCAGCGCGCAAACCCGGCCACACGATCCCGCAAGGCGCCAAGGTCGAGCGAGACATCAGTATCACCGTGCAGCCCACCGGCCGGCCGGATTGCCCGCTGTGCACGGTGAGCTTAAGCCTGGTGGAGATGCAGGATCAGACACACCGCATCATCGCCAGCTCGCCCACCGGTGAGGTGGTGAGCGCGCTGGATGTGCCGCGCGTGCCGTCGATCGTCTATCGCGACAAACGCTGGTTTGCTGCAGTTCTGTACAACGGCCGCTTCGGCGGCCTGGTCGCGCGCGACATCGAGCTGGTGGGCCTGGATATGGTCCTGGGCGGCGCCATCACCACCGAGCGCGACGATCGCTTCGCCCCGTGGTTTGTGGCAGCGATGCGATTCTGATGAGTGACATCGCCGACCGCGCCGGAGAGCTGGAAGAGCAACAGCGCGTACACGCGCTGCGCGCCCAGGCCACCAACGTGGTGGAGCTGCCGAAGCATGACCGCGATGGCAAGCGTGTATGTCTCGCGTGCGAGGAGCGGTTGTCGCAAAAGCGCCTCAAGGCCGCGCCGCGCGCCGTGCGCTGCGTGGAGTGTCAGGATCTTCATGAGAAACGACAACGGGGCTACCGCTGATGCTGGAACCAATGACCTGGGGTGAGGCGATCATCGCGTCGCTCGCGCTGCTCGGCGCCTGGAGCGGGCTCCTGATCGGCATCATCAAGTGGTTCCTCGCCAACTACCACAAGGGGTTGAGCGAGAAGTTCCAGGTTGTCTCGGAACAGATCACCACCAGCAGCCACGATTCGGCGAAACGCAATGAGATCACGAACAAGGCCATTGCCACGCAGCAGGAGGAGCTTCGGCGTGTGGACCGCGAGATTTTGAATCTGCGGGTGGAGCTGTCGGAGAAATACGTGCGGCGCGAGGATGCGATCCGCGAGCAGGTGGTGATCAACGCCAAGCTCGATGCGCTGGCCGCGAAACTGGACAACATCGTGTTGCGAGGAGGCAAGAATGGTTGATCTCGAAAAGCACCAGCGCGAATACCTGCGCTGGTTTGCGCTGATGACCATGAACATCGGGCGCCCGGAAGGCGTGGCCGAACACCTGATTCTCACCGCCGCGCAGGCGGTGCCGCTGCCCGCCACCTCGCTCGCGCTGCGTCGCGAGCTGGATTACCTCGAGGAGCGCGGGCTCATCAAGATCAGCAACAAACAAAACGGCATGTGGTTGTGCACGCTCACGCGCGACGGCATCGACGTGGTCGAATACACGGTGGATTGCGACCCGGGCATCGCCCGCCCGAAAAAATACTGGTGAGACGATGCCATCCCCATCCAAGATCGATCTCCTGCCGGAGAAGATCCGCACCGAACTGAACCGCCAGCTGGTGGCGCGCGCCTTCGGCGACTACGAGGCGCTCGCCGCCTGGCTGCAGGAGCAAGGCTTCCAGATCGGCAAATCCGCTGTCCACCGCTACGGCCAGAAGCTCGAAAGCAAGCTCGCCGCCATTCGCGCCAGCACCGAGGCCGCGCGCTCCATCGCCGAGGCCGCGCCCGACGATGCGGATCTGCGCAGCGCCGCGGTCATGAGCCTGGTGCAAACCGAGATATTCGATGTGCTGGTCAATCTGCAGGAAGCGAGCGACGAGGACGTCGACCAGGTCACGCGCGTGAAGCTCCTGTCACACGCCGCCAAGAACATCGCCACGCTGTCGCGCGCCAGCGTGAACCAGAAGAAGTGGCAGTCGGAGGTCACCGCGCGCGCGGCAGCGGTTGCCGATCGCGCCGCCGAAGTCGCGCGCAAGGGCGGCCTGTCGGCCAGCGCGGTGGACACCATCAAGCGCGAGATTCTGGGGATTCCGGGATGAGCGTTCCCGCCGTGTTGCCCGCCACGACCCACAACACCGACACGCCGGTGCTGCTGCCCTATCAGGCCGCGTGGATCGCCGACAAGTCACCGCTCAAGGTGGCCGAGAAGTCGCGCCGCACCGGCTTCACCTGGGGCGAGGCGGCGGACAACGCACTCACCGCGGCCGCCGAGAAATCCGCCGGCGGCATGAACGTGTACTACATCGGCTACAACCAGGACATGGCCATCGAGTTCATCGAGGCCTGCGCCATGTGGTCGCGCGCGTTCAACTACGTGGCCGGCGAGATCGAGGAAGGCCTGTGGGACGAAGCCGACGACGACAAGCACATCAAGACCTACACCATCCGCTTCCCCAACTCCGGCCACCGCATCGTGGCCTTGAGCTCGCGCCCGGCCAACCTGCGCGGCAAGCAGGGTGTGGTGGTCATCGACGAAGCCGCGTTCCACGACCAGCTGGATGAGCTGCTCAAGGCCGCGATCGCGCTGCTCATCTGGGGCGGCAAGGTGCGCATCATCAGCACGCACAACGGCGAGGCCAACCCGTTCAACGACCTGGTCCAGGAGATCCGCGCCGGCAAGCGCAGTGGCTCTGTGCACCGCGTGGAGTTCCGGCAGGCCGTGCAACAGGGCCTCTACCGGCGCGTGTGCCTGCGGCTTGGCCTCGATTGGACCGCCGAAGGCGAGGCCGCGTGGATGAATGATGTGTACAAGTTCTATGGCGATGCCGCGGCCGAGGAGCTGGACGTGGTGCCGTCGAGCGGCTCGGGGGTGTACCTTACGCGCGCGCTCATCGAAGGCGTGATGAAGCCAGAGATCCCGGTCGTGCGCTTAACCATGCCGCCGGAATTCTCCGAGCAGCCGAAGCACATCCGCGAGGCGGAGATCTTTGATTGGTGCGAGCGCGAGCTCAAGCCCTTGCTCGCCAGCCGCAGCGTGCCGTTTTATCGCAGCTTCCTCGGCGAAGACTTCGCGCGCACCGGCGACCTCACGGCACTGTGGCCGGTGCAGGAGCAACCCAGCTTAAGCCTCGCCACGCTGTTCGTGGTGGAGCTGCGCGGCGTTCCCTTCGAGCAGCAAAAGCAAATCGTCTTTTATCTCATCGACCGCCTGCCGCGCTTCAGCGGCGGCGCGTTCGACGCGCGCGGCAACGGCCAGTACCTGGCCGAGGTGGCCATGCAGCGCTACGGCTCCACGCGCATTCACCAGGTCATGCTGTCGGTGGAGTGGTACCGCGAGAACATGCCGCGCTTCAAGGCCGCGTTCGAGGAAAAAACCATCGACGCCCCGAAAGATGCCGACATCCTGGGCGACCTGCGCGCGGTGAAGATGGACAAGGGCATCGCCAAAGTGCCGGACAGCGCGAGCAACAAGGGCCTGGACGGCCGCGACCGCCACGGCGACACCGCCGTCGCCTGCGCGCTCGTTATTTATGCCGCGCACGAGATCGCCGGTGGCGCTATCGAGTTCACCCCGGCGCCCTCGCGCGCCACGCGCTGGGACGGAAAAGCAGAAGACGACGACACCGATGTCCGCGCGAGCAGTGGCGGTGCATGGTGAACAATTCCTCACAGGAGAAAATATCATGAGCCAGATGTCCGATTACCTCGAAGCCGAAATCCGCAAGCACATCTTTCGTACCGGCAGCTTCACCAAACCGGGCGCGCTCTACGTCGCGCTCTTCACCGCCGCGCCGTCCGATGCCGGCGGCGGCACGGAGGTGAGCGGCGGCAGCTACGCGCGCGTGAACCTGCCGCCGCTCGACGCCAACTGGACCGCGCCGGACGGCACCGGCGGCCTCACCGACAATGCCGCGGCCATCACCTTTCCGGCGCCGACCGCGAACTGGGGACAGATCACGCACTTCGCGATCTTCGACGCCGTCTCGGCCGGCAACATGCTCTTCTGGGGCGCGCTCACCACGCCCAAGACCGTGAACAACGGCGACCCGGCACCGAGCTTCCCGATCGGATCGCTCGACATCACGTTCGCGTAATACACATGGCCATTGCCACTCTCGATGGCGTGATCGCCGGCATGCAGCCGGCGCGATTGATCGCCAAGGCCGTCACCGCCACCCTGGTCGCCGGCCGTCCAGCCTCGCTCTGGTCGCTGGCCGGTTCCCCGGGCGCCGGATCGTTCGACAACACGCTGAACGGCGTGGTGTTGTCCAGCTCGTCGGCGCTGGTCAACGGCCAGATCCCGCACTACGACCCGGGCAGCGGCAACGCCTACCTCGCCAGGCTGCAAGCGGCAGCCACGCAGTCCGGTGTCCTGTTGCTGCTCGATCGCCTGTGGCACAACGGCGGCATCACGATCACCAGCACGTCCGCGCAGAACATCACCTCGCCCACCTGGCCGGCGCGCGACATCAATGGCTCTACCAACGGCGATGGTGTTCACCTGGCGGTGGAAGTGTCGGCGGCGACGGGTTCCGGCACGCCGACCATCACCATCAGTTACACGAATCAGGCTGGTGTGTCGGGGCGCACCGCGACCAACATCATCGCCACCGTGGCCTCCTCGGCCATCGGCGCGACCTATCTGATCGGTCTGCAGGCGGGCGACACCGGCGTGCGTTCGGTGCAATCGCTCACGCTCTCCGCCACCTGGACCAGCGGCACGATCAACCTGGTGGCGTTCCGCCCGCTCGCCGCGCTGGAATTGCCCGGCAACTTCATTCCGAACGCGATTGACGCCGTCACCGGCGGAATGCCGAGGCTGTATAACGGCACGGTGCCGTGGCTCGTGTTCGTGCCCAATACCACCACTGCCTCGGTGATCACGGGGCAGTACGTCGAGACGCACGGATAGATCTATGTCCAGACGAGCGAAGCAGGGCGACATTATATGGCGCTGACCGGCAAGGGAGATTATCCGCTGCGCTCGGCC